TTTTTTTTAAAATAAAAGAAAAGAAAATCTTTTTGTGTCCAGCATAGCAAAGAAGGTAAAAGGACAAACCCTTCCTATCGCCACGGAAAACTTCCTAATCTAGGAAAGAAATCACACAATTGACTAACAAATCTAATATAATATAACTTTCTACTAACCACGTAGAACGGTGCTTTGTCGACGCAACACGTGTCATTCATCGCTTCTTGACAAAGAAGGTGAATCTTTGAACCCTCTGGACGAACCTAGGGAGGAAGAGGGGACTCACAACTTCGCCACTACCCCTAATAGTGACAGCTGTACAGCAGCTAAAGGAAATTATCGAGTTCCAAACGGCTCATTTATTTCGTACATGAGCAATCACGCATGAGTTAGACATCATGAGGTCTATTGCTTATACTCCAAACGAGTAGTGTTAATCACCACATGCTTTCTAACCAAGCAGGGCACACGAAACTTATTTAAAGAGGAGCGTGCAAACCTCTATACCAATGTAGATTCATTGGTCTCCATGAAGTGGAGGGGACTCCCATCTATTAAAAGACAGTACTCTCCCTTAACTCTCCCTTATCATTGCAAACAAACACCACTTAGCTACTACTAACAGTACACGTAGATAAGTGTATTTGGCTACTATATACCCAGTAGCATGGTACTTTTTCAAATCGCAAAATCACGTAGCTCAGAAAAATCTGAGGTATACTGATAGGTGTGAGTTTGCATATTGCCAAGATATTTTTCATGGTTGGCAGAAGGAGGTTGGGCCAACTCCAACTTGAAATCAAGTCCAGGAGATATAAGTATCTCAATGGAACTCACTATGGCGGAAGGAGGCAAATTTATGATCAGATTTCCAAGCCTATCCTGTAGTGACATGATGCGGGATTGCTTGCTTGAGAATTCCCTCATCCTTGTATGCCGCCTTGGGAAAAACTCATCATCTTGCACAGTGAATGAGAACGTATTTGTTGCCACACCGTATGAAAAATCCCATTTTGTGCCTCCACCTGCTGATACCACATAATTTCCTTTATTAAGCCCAGCTGGAAAAGGATAGCCTGAGGCATCAAAAGCAACATTTAGTACACCTCCAACATTAGGACTGGATTGTACTCTGTGTATCACAATTGAATAATTCAAACTACCTGACCAATAACAAAATGATGTACACCAATCTATAAATGGACAAGTGATTGCCTCCTTAACAGGACTGTGCCCTTCAAACCTTATGGACCATGGTGCACAAGGAATTACCAACAATCTTTCGTCATCCTTCCAACCCATGCAGAAATATTGTACAGCACCATAGGAAAATTTCTCTCTTATGGACAGAATACTTTGAGCCTTCTTGGGCGGATCTTTGCCTTTCTCCTGGTACTCCTCAATGTTGTCCTTTCTCAACTTTTCAATTTCCTTACGCTGTGATAAATCCATTTCAGAGAAAAGGAAATCAACTGAGCTTTTGCCTTTTGTCCAATGCCCATATATTGGTTTCACAGATACTGTGCCACCCAAAGTAAGATTTTCAAGGCACTTCAACTGCACTGTGACACCAACGGAATCCAGATGTATGGACGTTGAAACGAGTGGCTTCATTACCGTTGCAAACAAGCGCAAGTGGGAAAAGTGCTGTGGTCTTGGCAAGGAACTCTTTCGCCCTGTGGAAAGCAAATTTTTTCCATTCCAATTTGTAATAGAACACCGGAACCGAAATTTTCGACCCATTTCAAGATTGCATACCACATGTGGCATGTTAAATATATCATGAGCATTGGTCATTTTGGTGTTCAGAGTTCCAAGTCCAATTGCCAGACTACCTGAATGAAACAAGGTTTTCTCAATGCAAATTTCAAAAACACAAGTTCCAGTCCACCACTTGCAATTCCTGGCTATGTTACCAAGCAAAGACGGCTGCAAGGTGCCATCACTCTCATATATTCCTGATGGTGAAAATATGCTTACCAATGTAGTTCCCATTGGGGATGATGTCCCCCAATTATAATGTAACAAAACCTGATTAGTTGGAAACCTTGGAAAATATGTCTGCCCCGCCTTCATGCCATATTGAGCCTGTGCTATCATTCGTGGAGGTTGAAGTATATTGGTTGATAACACTTTGCACTGTAAGTGCAAATGGCATGGTACACTATTCAACTCAGTTGCACTAGATAAGGGGTGTGTCACAAACACTCTCACACTACCTAAATCAGTGGCTCCTGTACCTTCATCCAGAGGCACGTACTTGCCTATCCCTGTTGGGGTAAAGCAAAACTCCTCACTGTTCTGTTGTGAAGCTGAAACCAATGTGTGCTTACTGGCATACAATGTGGCGATGTTGATGAATTCCTTCTTTCGATTAAGCACATTACATTCATCCCACACCAAAGCCAGTTGACCAGAGATAGCTCCAACTCCAGAAACATAAAGTATTATTTTGTACATGATTAGAGCTGCATCGTAATACTTAAGCATTTGCGCACCCATTGAAGTTTCTTTGCTTTTTGAGAATAGGGCAGCGGGCAAAGCCAAGCTCATTACTTGCTCAGCAACATTAGCGGACTTCTCCCAAACGAATTCAAAAACTCCAACATTGAAGAAATCATTGCTAGCTACACACACCGGTTGCTGCATATCCAGTTCAACTGCCATGGATGTGTCCATTTCTGGTCCAAAGTCAAAAATAACATCACCAGGTTGAGTTTCTTCTTCTGCTCCCTCTGCAACAATTTCTATCTTATCTGGCTTGGTGGGATCTTCCATCGTGGTAGTTGACACAAAGGAATCAGTCACTCTGTCTTCAGGCTGACTTTCAGCTATGCCCCTTGCTGTCACCTGTGCTTGTCTTTCAGACCTTCTTTGGGCCACTTGCTCCTCCACAATCAACTGACGCTCTTTCAAGGTTAATCCATCATAGCAGTCAAAATTCGGCATTGGATTGTTAGTCTGCCCTTGAATATAGAAGGAATGATCTCTTTGATGGACGAGCTCCACAACTCTCTCCTTGAGAGACATAGCATACCAATTGAAAGTGCGAGTCAAGCCTTGGATATTGGTAACACCATAACCTTCAAGTATTTCTACATAATTGTCCTCGGTTATGTGCTCCCTATTGATATTATGCAGATGCCGCTTTGCAACATGTCTTGGCACAATAACGTTTCCTCTTTTAGCCTCACTAAAGAGGATAAATTGTACCTGCTGAGCTATTGTTCGTTCTGTCCAATCATCTGGGAAATCAATGTGTGCGAACGACTCCATGCCCAAATTATCCCAAATGGCACCCATGTTGAAGGCTTGGCCCTTTTTCTTGGGTGCTGGAAACAATCCCCCACAATCATCCTCATCATGAACTGTTTCTTCACGTGTGCTGAGTAAGGATGATGTACTTACAGCCGGCAGTTCCATGGACGGGAAGCGCTTGCTCTGCACTTTGAGAGTTGGGACTCTCAAAGATGAACTCCGGATCATAGTGCTTTCATTCATGACGTCCATTCTTGTGCCCCCAAGCTGTTCTCCAACAAAGGCTTTGTTTTCAAGAGCCATTTGAGTACTTTGCCCACTCGAATAAACAGAAGCTATATATTGAGCAGCCTCCTGTCTATCCTGGAAAAATTGCGGACGATTGAGTGCTTCTATGGCCCAAGACATTGTTTCTTGCTGTGAATAAACTGCACTCCTTGTGTCAATCTTTTGTTTCCATATGGCAACCACGGAACACGGAATCTGTGCCCTGGTATTTTGGCACTCCAGGGTGTAGTAAAACATGGGCCCTCTTTTGAGAAAGGGCAATGTTATGCTGGGGCTCATGAGAACTGCCTGCGCTCCATCGGCCAAGGACAGTGTCTTTTCTTGTATTACCGGTGAGAGGGGATCATTACTTGAACAAAGACTTATCTTAACCCTTCCCTCCCCACTATGAACATGTGGGACCATGAAGAAAAGAACACCATACAGATGAAAAAACAAGTTTGCATGGTCCTTAGACTCAACAAACTTATGTTTGAATGTTGACCAAAGGGATGTGATCTTTGATACATCATCTGGGTCAAAYAACTCCATTGCTCTCTTCTCTTGGGAACCATAAAGAACCCCGTAGGAACCCATGCCAAGCTTTCTGAGCAAATTTTTGTTTCCGGCCTCCACAGCAGCTGTTATTTGTGATATCAACCTCTCGGAGGCTTCCTCCTGCTGGTGATTACTGGGGCCCACTTTCAGTCCAACCTGAGAAGATGTCATTATTACTAACTTGATTGGAGAGTTGAAGTTGTAGTTTCTGATTTTCAGATTTTTGACTTGCCAACTCTTTCTGAAATCTCTCTAACTCACGTTTGAGAACCTCAACTTCTTTAATGAGATCCTCTCGTGTGGGTTGCTCTACTTTACTCTTGCCTTTACTGTCAGAAGAAGAAGGAGAAGATGAAGATGATGCTGAAATAGAAACCTTGTTTTCCTCTAGGACCTTTCTGGTTGTTTCAAGACGCACTGAACGATGGACAAGTAAACCAGAAAGCTTTACGTTCTTAATGGGCCAATTACCACTACGCAACAAATAGTGTCCAGGCACTAATTGTGGCGTTGAATTCTCCCAAGAAACGGTTAAAACTGAGACAGCACCACCTGATGGAGGAACAACTTTGAAGTCAAGGGTAGGATTGCTATTTATCAAACCGGTGCCAACATCAACAGAACAAATCCAATTCGAGGTGGCAACTTGATGATGAAAAGCTTGTTCGTCTACAGATGTATTCAAACGCCCAATGAATGACATAAAGAACAACAAAACAAAGGAAAAGAAAATGAGAAGACGTAGTTCTCAAGCTAAAAGGATTTAATTTTATATCTGCGAGCGATGACGTAGATCGCACAACGACGTAGGTTGCATGACAGATATATATTAAAATTCTTT